TTATATGCTTTTTTGTACCTTGCGTCACTAGGATCTAGTTCTGCTAAAGAAACTTGTGCATAAATAGGAGTTACACCATCACTTTCAAACTGTAATTCGCCTTTATTGTTGCGAGCCTGTACTGGCTGTCCTGTATTTTCATCTATCTCGTCAACTGTTTCGTTTAATTTATATGTATCCCATTGAGTTAAATTATCTAAAACTTGTCGCTCATTTGATAAAGAAGTAATTGTATTTCTTAATCGTCTATTGCTTTCTATCTCTTGTAAAATCTTTTTTGCATTTTCTATCTCTTCTGATTTTTCTAAACTAAAACCTT